GTTTTGAGAAAGTGAATGGTGTGCGTTGCCTAATCCACCTAAGCCAGCCGAATTGAAGGTGTTGCAGGGTAATCCTGGTAAGCGGTCTTTGAAGCTAAATGATGGGCTTGCCCCGTTGGATTATGGGAAGGCTGAACCGCTTAGACCGTTGGGTGATTCAGGGCGTAGGTTGTGGGATTCTATTTTTGGTGCTGGTGAGCTTTGGATTTCGATACGCACTGACACGCAACTTGTTCAGATGGTTTGTGAACAGTTGGATAGGCGTGACCGGTTGGTTGAATTGTGGTCGGCTGATCCTGCTGACCGTAAAGTGAATATGTCGCTGTTCGATACTGAAAAGGCGATTGTGTCGGGTTTGTCGCTTCTAGGGTTTACCCCTGCTGACCGCACACGCTTGGGCTTGGTTTCGGCTAAGACCAAATCAAAGTTGCAAGAATTGCTTGACGCTAAGAAGGATGCAGGGAAGTGACTTGGCCACCAGCCTGGTTGACACCAATACCGCCGAAAGCGATTGAACGCGGTGATGGCGATTTTGCTGCCCTGTTTGCTGAATCGTTTGGGTCTATTGGTAAAGATGGCATTGCTGGTAAGGCTGGTCAGGCGTTGCAGATGCGTGATTGGCAGAAGGATTTGTTGCGTCACCTTTACGCCCGTGACGCTGACGGTGGGCTACTTGCACAAACGGCACTTCTTGGATTACCACGCAAGAACGGCAAATCGGCATTGAGCAGTGCGGCGATTGGCCTATATTCGCTGATCGCTGAAGGCATTAACGGTGGTGAAGTTATTGCTGTTGCTGCTGAAAAAGAACAGGCACGTATCGTGTTTGGTGAAGCTAAAAGAATGGTGGAATCTTCCGAACTGTCACAAATGGTGACCGTCTATAAGGATTCAATCTTTGTGCCTGAAACGGGTTCAGTGTTCAAAGTGGTTTCGGCTGAAGCGTATTCGAAAGAAGGTCTGAACCCTAGCCGTGTGATTATGGATGAACTTCACGCCCATAAGAACCGTGAACTGTTTGACGTGTTTTCTTTGGCTATGGGTAATCGTGGCAACATAGGGCAGTTGGTTGCTATTACTACTGCTGGTGTAAAGTCTGACGCTACCGGTTCAGATTCGATTGCTTACACCCTTTACCAATACGGCAAGAAAGTGGCTTCGGGCGAAATCGTTGACCCGTCATTTTTTATGGCGTGGTGGGAAGCTGATCAGGATGCAGACCACCGTGATCCGTTGCAGTGGGCTAAAGCTAATCCAGGTTTTGATGACATTGTTGCTAAGGCCGATTTTGAATCAGCCGTGAAGCGAACCCCTGAAGCCGAATTTAGAACTAAGCGTTTGAATCAGTGGGTGTCTTCACAAATCAGTTGGTTGCCAAACGGTGCGTGGGATGTTTGTGCCGCTAACGAACTGCCTGACCCTGATGCAGAAATTATGGTTGGGTTCGATGGTTCGTTTAGTGGTGACACAACTGTTTTGGTTGGGGCTACCGTGCCGAAGGAAGAAGACGAAAAACCGCACGTGTTTCTGATCAAGGCGTGGGAACGCCGTGACGGTGTGGATGATGACACCTGGCGTGTGCCTATTCAAGAAGTTGAACAAACCATTATTGAATTTTGTGCTAGCCATAATGTTCGTGAAGTGGCCTGTGACCCGTATCGCTGGCAACGGTCTATGGAAGTTTTGGCAGACTATGGGATTCCAATTGTTGAATATCCTTCAACTTCGGCAAGGCGAATGGTTACTTCGTGTGCGAAATTCTTTGACTATGTGACTGATGAACGGATGACGCACGATGGTAACCCGTTGCTTGCCCGTCACTTATCGAACGCTGTCACAAAGTCTGACGCGTTGGGTGTTCGTATCGTGAAAGAAAACCGCAACAGTTCACGCCGAATTGACGCGGCGGTGGCAGCGGTGATAGCACTTGACCGTGCGACTAGCGGTAGACTTGAAACGGTGGTTGTTCCACAGTTCATAATGTGAAGGTGTTTGGGATGTTGGCTAACGTTCTTCAAGTTTCTGGGGCTGTCATTATTAGTGCCGGTGTTGGTCTTATCTACGCCCCTGCTGGTGTCATTGTTTTGGGTGCGTTGGCTGTGCTGTTTGGTGTGGCGTTAGAAGGTAAGAAATAGTGTTAGCAAATCTTTTTGGTGAACAACGTGGCTTGAGCTTTCAGCAGGTTTGGGGTTCGGGTGGCGATTTCAGCACCCTGTCGAACGCTGACGTGATTGTGAACAGTGACACGGCGTTTACTGTTTCGGCGTTTTTTGGTGCAGTTTCGCTAACTAGCGACACCGTTTCAACGTTGCCTGTTGACGCTTACATTCGTGTTGATGGTGAACGCCGACCGTTTCGCCGTAATGGTGGCAAACCGTCTTGGATTGATCAGCCAGATGTTGACACCACTAAGCAAGCCCATTACGGGGCGTTGATTACTTCGTTGCTGGTTTATGGCAACAGTTACACCCGTGTTTATCGTGACCGTTCAGGTGAAGTTGTGAACCTTGTTGTGCTTGACCCGAACACGGTTGAAGTCAAACGTTCATCGTTGGGGCGTAAAGTGTTTCACGTTCAGGGCGAAAAGAAGCCGTTGAACAGTGAAGAAATTATTCACATTATTGATTTGGCTGTGCCAGGTTCCCTGATTGGTTTGAGCAGGGTTGCCAAACTGAAAGATGCATTGGGTATTGGGATAGCGTTGCAGGATTTTGCTGCCCGTTATTTCGCACAAGGCCTATCGGCTGACGTTATTCTGCTTGCCCCTACCGCCACCCCTGAACAAGCTAAAAACCTTGTTGACGGATTCAACAACCGTCACAGTGGTTTGAAGAAGTCGCACAAGGCTGGCATCTTGACCGGTGCTGGTGTTGACGTGAAGCAACTAACTAATGATCCTGAAAAGTCGCAGGTATTGGAATCACGCCGGTTCGTGGTTGAAGAAATCGCCCGCGCGTTCAACATTCCACCACACCTGCTAGGCATACCAGGTTCAAACACTTACGCTTCGGTTGAACAAAACAACTTGCAGTGGATTTCGCACGGTCTTAGACCTATTACTGAAAAAATTGAATGGGCTTATTCCCGTCTGATTTCTACTGAACAGGCGTTTATCAAGTTCAATATGAACGCCCTGCTTCGTGGCGATTTGCAGTCACGTGCAACGTCTTACAGCATAATGACACAGGCTGGCATTATGTCGGTCAACGATGTTCGAACCCTTGAAGATATGTCAGCCGTTGAAGGCGGTGACCAGCACCGTGTGCCGTTGGCAAACATTGACCTGTCAACTGCTGAACTGACTTCTGAAGAAATGCGTATCAAGATGGCACGTGATTTGATCACTGTCGGTTTTGAACCTGAAGCCGTTTTGAAGGCCTTGAACCTGCCACCAATTACACACACCGGTATTCTTTCGACACAGTTGCAACCTGAAGGTTTGTAATGATTACAACGGGTCAGTTAACTATTGGAACTACTAGCGTTGCGGTAGATAGTTCAAGTGTTGGTGTTTTTAGTTTGACTATTCATAACGGGTCAAACACTAGCAACATTTTTTTGGGCAGTGAAACTGTCACGGCTTCTACCGGTTTGGAATTGCACAGTCACGCATACGTCACAATTCAGATGCTACCTGGTGACACGCTTTATGCGGTTTCTTCATCAGGCACACACGATATCAGTTGGATGAAAGTAAGTTAATGCCCTATTTTATTACTGATAAAAACGCTGACTGTTCAGGCTGGTCAGTGGTTGATGATGCTGGTGAAGCTTACGGATGTCACACCACTAAGCAAGATGCCATTGATCAGGCGATTGCGATAAGCATTAGTGATGATGAACCGTTTGAAGGTGAACGTGCTGCTGTCGGTTCGTTAACGGTTGATGATTATGTTTCGTGGGATGTTCTTGACCCTGAGATTGTGGCACAGGTTGTTGCTGTTGAGAAAGATGTTGCGGTTGTTCGAATCTTTGAAGAAGATGACGGCATTTTTACAGCGACTGACAAACTGATGATTATGAACGTTTTCAAGTTGGAAAAGATTCCAGCACCGTCAATGTTGGCGGTTGAAATGGAAGATGAAGAACCGGTTGACCCTATGCCTGAAATGGAATCGGCTTCTGAAATCCGCGAACTGAATGTGCCAGCCCCTGCGTATATGCAAGCGGCAGCACGGCGTGGGTTGCGTTATTACGAAGAAGGTTTGGGTGGTGACGGGCTAGTTCCTGCGACTATTCGTGAAGCCCGTGAAATGGCTGAAGGGCGTGTGTCTGATAACAAGTGGGTTCGCATTTCGGCGTGGATTGCTAGACACTTGCCTGATCTTGATGCCCCTAAAAACAGTGACGAATCAGACCCTGAGTATCCTGGTGCTGGTTTGGTTGCACACCTACTTTGGGGTTCAGGGCCTACTACCCGTCAAGCTTTACGGGCTAAAGATTTTGCGGATTCTGTTGTTGCTAGGCTTGAAGCAGATGGTGAAAGAAAGATTATGACTGAAGTTATTGACCAGCGTAAAAGGTGGCTGTCAGCAGCACACGCTATAAAGGCACACATTGAAGGTGGCACACCTGAAGCCCGTGATTTGGGTAAGTCTGAAAAGCGTGTTCACGTTACTGATTTGGAAGTGCGTGAAGATGGTGACGGTATGACGTTTGAAGGTTATGCTGCTGTGTTCAATAGCGACAGTGAACCGTTGCCCTTTATCGAAAGGATTCAACCTGGTGCTTTCCGTAAATCGTTGCAGTCACGAAATGAAATCAAACTGCTATGGAATCACGATGCTGGTGAACCGTTGGCTTCTGTTCGCGGTGGCACACTAAAACTTTGGGAAGATGCAACCGGTCTACGTGCGTGGGCCAGAATCGCAAACACTACGCGTGGGCGTGATGTTGCTGAACTGATTCGTTCTGGCACGATTGATTCAATGAGCTTCGGATTTAATGTGATCAAAGATTCGTGGTCGGATGATGGCAACGTTCGCACACTTGAACAGGTGCGTGTGTTCGAAATTAGTTTAGTTGCGTTCCCTGCCTACACTGCTACCGCTGGCACAGTGTCGGTTCGTGAACAACGCAACATTGACGCTGACAAACTTGCTGACAGTTTGGCACGGTTGGAATACGGGGAAGAACTAGACGCTGACCAGGCTGACCTGATTAAAACTGTGGTTGACAAACTAACCAATAAACCTGAACCGACTGAAGATGCTACGCCTGATAATGGGTTGGGGTTGTTGGAAATTCAGCAACTAAAATTGAAACTGCTTGAGAAAGGCATTTAGTTATGGCTACAAAGGATGAAATCGAAACCGCTATTCGCGTTGTTCGTGAAGTGTCGGGTGATCCTGTGGTGGGTGCAATTGCTGAACTATTGAAAGATTTGGAAGCTTCAGCGGTAGCCCCGAAGGATGTGCGAACAGTCACCCCGAAAGAAACACGCTAACTTACAGCGTGTAACCCCTGCCGGTTCTACTTCGGGCAGGGGTTTTCTTTCGCCCTAAAGGGTGCTTAAAAAACTGGGGTAGAATCTAAACAGGTTCTGTGTCGGCACGGCCTAACGCTGGTCAGTGTCTGC